AAATGAATGAGCATGAATCTGGACGAACTAAGGCGGATAAGAGACACTATTCTGGAGAACCCGCACATCGAACAGTTAGTGCAAAATGTTGCACATGTGATCAGTTATCTAATGAGCGAGCAAGAGAAACGACAAGCTCTAAGTAACGCTATGGAAAAGCTCACTCAAAGACTAGAGGCGGTAGATAAGCTGACATACGAAATTGCAGCAATGAAAGAACGGAGTATGCGCAATACAAAGCTACTAGGAACAGTGCTTACAAGTGTGCTTTCGATTGTAGCTTTGGAGCTGTTAAAATTGGTATTTAAGTAAAAGCCTATGAGTAATAAGACACGTAAATGGTTGAGAGGTGGGATTGAGGTGCTGATACATGGTGGGACCTCGGCACTGATTGCCTCCTTTGTGGCATGGAAAGTAGGCACGCCGATCTGGTCGTCAACCTTCTGGACCTCGGTTGAGGCGCAGTTCTTTGGCAACGGTATGGTCAGGTTCTTGCAGTGGTGGAATAATAACCCTCTGCCGCCAACCGACGATTCTAACCCGCCATTTGTGGGTGAGCCGCAGAAGATCTCTTTAAACCCTTTGGCTAAAGTGCAACCTAAGGACAAAGATGCAGCATAAACTTTATAGTCCAAAGGACGAATCTGAACGAGAAGTCACTAGGTCTTCTTCTCGTCCGGCTACTCAACAAGACCTTTACAACCTTGAGTGTCGGCTAGAGAGAGCCTTGTGCCAGATCTTGCGGACACTTAACGAAATGGAGATAAAACTTATGGCAACAATTGCAGACTTGGATGCGGAGATTCAAGGTGACCTTACGGATGCTGCGACTCAGATTGAGAATGCGTTGACCGCAGCCTTGGCTAAGATCACAGTGCCGCCGGACGTTCAGCCTCAGATTGACCATATCAAGGCAATCGCGGCAGCGTTGAAAGCGGCAGCGGCTCAAGGTGCTGAGACCGTTGAGGTTCCTCCACCTCCCACCCCATAACCCGGATGCAAGGGTCGCCTAAGTTTAGTGTAAGGTTGTGGACTTTCCTTATGCTAGGCTGGGCGACCCTTCTTTGATTATGAAGAACTTATTTCTTTATGGCTTTATGGGTGTTTGGCTACTGGTCGCGATAGCGGCTTGTCAGAGCACGACACCAACTACAGTGGCTTACAAGGTCGAGGGATCGCTCATAGCGACAGTGAACACCTCGATGCTTGCTTGGGCGGACTGGGTAAAGAGCACGAACGGGGTGACTGTTGAACAGATTAACCTTGTTCAGAATGCCTACGAGACTTATTACCAAGCACAACTTGTGGCGCGAGATGCTGTCAATGCCTATTTGGCAGTAAATTCGCCGGATAATAGCAATAGCGTAGTAGAGGCAACCTCGAAAGTCGGTCAGTCAGGGGCTGCTTTGGTCTCGTTAATTGCTAACTTTAGGCAGAAAGGAGCCAAGTAACATGTCAGAAGCAGCTATTGAGGCACTAGTTATACTCGCGGCTAAGTACGGACCCGAGTTGGCAGTGCAAGTCGCTCAGTTATGGCAGAAAAAAGGTGCCACACTAGACGATTTTATCACGTTGTTCAAGGACTTAAAGCCGTACAGTGCCTTTGGAATCCCCTCAGTGCCACCAAAATGAAGATTATTGCGTTTTTATCTCTTGTAGCCTTGACTGTTAGAGCAGGTGAACCTCCGACACCGCCAGGAGGACCTCAGGTCCCCTCAGTGGTAGAGTCGAGGCTACAACATCTTGAGGACCGAGTCAATAGACTAAGGGAAACGGGCTCGCCAGCGTTCACTTTAGCTCAGTACGCTGAGCTACAGAGACGAGTCGCGAACCTTGAACGAATTGTGGCGGAAATGGCTGGACCGTCGCTGGCTAAGGACATCGAGAAGCCAATAAATCTCAAGTCCAGGGTCTATAAGGAGTGTCCGCACTGCCATAATCCGAAGGTTAGAGCCAAGATTACGAAAAGCGGTGAGCAGATTACGGCTATGGACATCTCGACGGCCTACTTGTTAGCGTACCACTGCAAGAAATGCGGCGAGGACTTCCATGAGAGCCGAATGGTAGTAGTAAAGAACACGCCCAAAGGCACTCAATAGATGAAAAAGTTTATAGTAGCCGTTTTGCTAATCTGTGTGTTGCTGCGACTGCTAGGGATTCAAGTAATCCCGGCTTCATTAAGCATTACGGCTACGAATGTCACTGACTTGTGTGTGGTCTCATGGCCGAATGCGGCCCTCGTGAGTGCGAGTGGAGGCTATGGGACCCCACAAGTTAGTAGCTACGACGGTCCTGCGTTCCAGTTAGCCGCCATAGGGCTGTTTGGAGATGAACGCTTTTTTATTGAGTCTAGTCCAGACTTAACTAATTGGACGGCGTATCCGCAAGAGAACTTTCAGCTGACGTTGTCTTCGACAAATCCTACGGTAGTGGTACCTAATTATGGCTCGAACACTTTCTATCGAGCCCGAATGGGTCTTGCTCAGTAACTGAACAATACTTATGGCGAATAGCATTCAAAAGTCTTTAGTCCTTGAGAATTTTAAGTATGGCCTTGATTCTCGCCGTGATGCCTTGAGCCTTGTGCCTGGCACCTTGCTTACGGCGCAAGACGGTCATATTAATCCCGGAGGTCAGTTTGAGAAACGTAAGGCCTTTGTGCGGGACGCTACGGGAGCTTATCCGAACTATAGTTTTGGCTTACAAGACACAGATTCAGGTCTTATAACGTTCGGCTCGTTGCCGTTGACAATTCCTATTAAAACTCGACAACGCGCAGCTAACGTTGCGGTGCTTACGTTAAATACTCCCTACCCTCCAAATCAGTTTCTACAGGCCGGAATGCAAGTCACTATTTCTGGACTAACCAATGCCGTTGCTGGGAATTATAATGGCACGTATGTCATTACCTTGGTTGGACCCCATGACTTTCGCTATGCAAACGTTGGCACTAATGAAGGTGTAACAAATTCTGATGGCAACTGTGCCTGGAGTAATGCAACGGTTCTACCTGTGGGAGTTGGGTACCAAGTCTTAGAGCCGCCTAACGGCAATACTGAGGCCTTGAACATTTTCATGACTGAGCTTGTTTACTCTGACAACTTTCTTGGTAAGGCCTTTGCTATTGCTCGATTCAACAACGGCTCGGTGTTCTGTTACTATGATGGAGATATAATCGCGCCATCACGCAATGGACGAGTTATTATCCTATCAACTGGAAATGAGACTATAAGTGACTTATCTCAAGACCTTGCTGATCAGATCAACAATTTAGCTGCAACAAATGACTCTTATCTAGGTTGGCGAGCAGTGGCTAATAAGAATGCCTTGACTCAAGCGAATCAAACTGGAACTGCCTTAGCCGGGTCCACTCTTGTAATGAGTCCAGGAGGTGTGCACTTTATACCGACGGTTAGTAAGGATTCAGACAACGGCCTTATCGGAGCAAAACTAATTGATCAGGATTATCCAGGAGTGCCCGAGACTGCGGCTAAGGCTTCGTTTACGATCACGGGAGGTGCTGGCGGAGATACGATTCAGGTTAGTGCCCCGCAGAACGCAGATGGCACAGGGACGGTTGACTTAACTAATGGGGCTATTTCTTACAACACTAGCTTGCATCAGACCGCAGTGGATGTTGTCACGGCTATTAACAATAACACATATCTAACGGGCTACACGGCAGCTAACTCATCTGGAGCTGACATTACAGTGATAGCGCCAGATGGCTTTGGTGCCTTTACTTATAATTTGAGTGTAACAACGACAGGTACTATGACGGTAGCTGCTTTTGTAGGAACAGTTTTACCTACATTCGCTATAAAGATGCAGTTTTCTACTGTTATCTCTCACCCCCAAACAGGTCAAACTACACAGTATGCCTCTAATAAAGCCATTGTCTCTGGAGCACCGGGACCTGTAACTTATACGTGGCATGAGGTTAGTAATCCAAATGGTATTTTGTGTAGCACTAAGTTGGACACACCTTTATCGGCTAATACTATTTACTTCAGTCTCCCTGGAGTTATAAGTGGTGGCACTACAGGTTCAGTTGGGGATACTAATAATAGAACCCATGGAACCGTGATACCTGCTACTGGTCAAGGTGTTTGGAGATGCACTGCTAATTCCGGTGCTTTGCCGCCTGTGTCAGTTGACTTTACAATCATCTTTCAAGGTTCTTAATTTATGGCTGTAACTAATTTCGCTTTCGCTGGTGGAGTCGCCGAGGTGCCGGGTTACGGAGAACGCTGGCAGATAGGGTTCTCTGATGACTGGGCTATTGGCGATAGCTGGACCTTAGAAGTCGCCACGGCTGCGTTTCCCTTTACGCTCGGCATGGGAGTGTTTAATAACCTCAATCCGACTGTGTGCTTCACTTTTAAGAATCGGGAATACGTAGGGCTCAGTAGCCGCTATGTTTTCTCTGACAATAGCGACCCGACTGAGTTCGAAGAGCAAGCCCCTGGCGCAGGGTTTGAGGATTACCTTACTCAATTTGGAACTCAGGACTTAGTTAAGGCCTTTGCTCAGATGCAAGGTCGCCTTATCATCTTGGCGACCAAGACGGTCCAAATTTGGACGGTCGACGCAGACCCTAGCCTTTTCAACTTAGTACAGACGCTCGAAAACATAGGCACGGAAGCCCCGTTGTCGGTTCGAAGTATTGGGGATTATGATGTCATATTTCTGGACCGCACGGGCTTCCGTAGCCTTCGACCTAGAGAGGTCACGCTTAATGCGTATGTGGATGACATTGGACTGGCGATTGACTCGTTAGTTCAGGCTGACCTCTTGACTGCATCGGCCTCAACCTGTTGCTCGATAGTCATACCTGAAGGGAAGCGCTACTGGGCTTATCTTAATGGTAAGATTTACGTTCTAAGCCGCTTTACCTCCGACAAGATTACTGCTTGGTCGACCTATTTGCCAGTCGACTCACAAGGCACGACGTTTACGCCGATTAAGTTCGTAGTCTTTAATAATCAGGTCTATTGCCGAGCATCCGACGGCGGTCATATACTTTATGGAGGTGCTGACAATAACACCTATGATGCGACAGCTCCGGTCTTTGAGTTGCCATGGCTGGCGGATGGAACTCCTAAGCTGAATAAGTTCGCACAAGGCATTGACATTGGTGCCGAAGGTGGCTGGAAGGTCTATGGTGGCATGTATCCTTCGGGTGGAGCCTTAACGCTTATCTTTACGACGCCAACTCCACAAGGTGACGCTAAGAAGGACTCGACCTTTGACCTAAAGCATATCAATTTTAGCCAACAAGGTACTCATTTCAAGTTAAAGATCGTGGGCGACCCAACGTGGACGGGACCTGCCCATATCAGCACAGTCCTGTTCCACTATAACAAGGCCGAACGATGATAAGTAGTAAGTTTGCTTGGATAAAGCCAGGGTGCACACACGAGGACCATAAGGCCTTGGTAGAGTTAGCCAAGGCTGACGACCATGGCGTATTTTTGCCAACTCACCCGATAGTTAAGGACGGCAAGCTAGTAGGCTACTTCAGTATCGGCGCTCCCGGTCGTCCGATAGTCATGGCTTGGCTTTCGACTAAGGAGCTACAAGCTCGTGAGAGCCTTAGCCTTATTAACAGGGTTGAGAATCATGTAGCGATGAATGGCGGACGTGGTGTCTGCTTTCCAGTGCCTAAACATAGCCCCTTTTACCCTATTATGAAGTCATTGGGGTATGCTAATGGGGGAACCTATGACTTCTTTGTAAAGGATCTGTAGTATGGGTTTTGCTATTAGTGAGTTAGCATTCGGAGGTGACACAGACTACGCTCCGTCAGCAGCAGCGGCAGAGAAGAAACGTCAAGCAGCGATAACTCAAGGAACTGCCTCCATAGATAAGGCGTTCAGTGGCTTTGACGATGACTTCTATAACCAGAGGGCGAAGGCCTACCAAGACTTTGCCTTACCGCAGCTTAGCCAGCAGTATCATAACACGAGGAACCAGATCTTGTTTAACCTTGCGAATCGTGGGCTGTTAAGATCAGGCACGGCGAATGCTCAGTGGAGCAAGCTACAAGATACGACGAATCAGAGTAAGCAAGAGATTGTCGACCAAGGCATTAGTCAAGCACAGCAACTTCGTCGCCAAGTCGAAGGCCAAAAGGAGAACTTGCTTAATCAGCTTTATCAAAGTGCTGACCCGGCGAGCGCAGCACGTAACGCTACGGCTCAAGCTGCCTCATTTACAGCCCCTTCAACGTTCGCACCTTTGGCAAACATGTTTGGGTCTATCGCACAGCAGTATTACGACAGTCAGCTGATTAACAGGAATCAAGCTCCGTCGTATATACAGCAGCCGAACAATGACTATAACAGTCCCGGAGCAGCAGTTGTCGGACATTACTAAAATCTTATGAGTACCGCCGGAGTAGGAATGTACGCTAACATCGCAGGAGGTGAGCTACAAGGTTGGGCCGCTCTCCTTGACAAATGGGCCATGAAGGATGCCTATGACGCAGAGATGCGTCGCCAAGCAGCCTACAGGCAGCAAGCAGGTCAAGTTTTCAACCAGCGAGGAGGGACTGCCGACCTAGGCACCGCTCAGCAGCAGATGGCTCAAGGTGCAGCGCTCAGGAATCAGCGCTACAACCAGATTCTACAAGCTCCCCTAGCTGTCAGCACTCATGGTCAGCCATCTGGCAACCCGGCTAGAGAGGCAGCCACAGCTAAGCTACAAGGTGCGAATAGGGCGAGATTAGGTGCGTATAGCGACTGGGCCTTACAGCAAGCGATTCAAAACATCCAAACTCAACATGCACTCAACCAGATTGAGAACTTCGCTGGCGGAACAGCATCGGTCTTTCCTTATCGGATGTACGATGCACAGCATAGCTGGGACACCTTGTCAGAGATTGGTCAAGCGATCTCTAGCCTTGGCGGTGGCTCTACAGATTATTCTAAGTATAACCAAGGCACGCCTTCACCGAACATGGCGACCGGTGGAGCGTATGGTAATTATACGCCGGTCCCTGCGCAAAGTTACGAGCCTCCGCCGCCAAGCTACGACTACAACTATAACTGGGTAGAAGAAGGATAAACATATGGCTGAACTACACTATAAAGACGATACCTACGTTAGACGGAACGCGTTGCAGAACCTTGGTAACGTTGTGCAACGAGGTCGGGCAGCCTTGATACAAGAAAGGATGCAGCAAGAGCGTCTCGCTCAGCAGGAGGTCCTTCGAAGACTTATCATTCAGCAACAGATGTCAAAAGTTGCCGCTCAACAGCCAATGTGGGATGCTCAGGCAGTGCAAAGGCAAGCTGAGGCTCAGCGACAAGCTGCGTTAGCTCAACAGATTCAAGCTCAGCAGACCGCCGGGCAGAACCTTTCTTGGACACTAAATCAGATGGACCAAGCTCGTCAGGTGCCATCGTTAGCCAACGATCCAAGCCTTGCGGCAACCTTTAGGGCTCAGCTTGCACGTAATCAGGCCATTATTGCAGCCTTACACCCTCAGAATATCAGTGAGCAGGTGCCGAGGATCGTGGCAACTATGCAAGACCCAAGAACGGCGCAACTTATTGCTACCGGGCAGAAACCTGTGATGGCGGTTCCTAATCAGGGCCTCTACGATGTGTATAATGACCGAGCGTTAGTGCCACCGATGCCAGCCCGAGGTGAGACCTTTGACCAGAAGCGACAGCTCGCGAGAGAGAAGCTTATCGGTCAAATGGCTTTGTCTCAGATGCACGGAATGAATGCCGCTGTGCCTCAGTTCTATAGACCTGACCAAACGGCGGTGTCCAACTTTGCCTCGAACGCAGTGCAGCAGATCTATGGCCCTCAGCAAGGTCAAGGTTCTGTTGCAGTCCCGGCTCAGAAGCCTATCTATGCACGTAATAAGGATGGCTCACAGAGACTTCAGTCGATTGATGGTGGTAAGACTTGGACTCCTGTGCCTTCTGCGCCGCAGTCGTTTAGCTATGACGATGAGGATGAGGACACTGATAACTCAATTAAAGCTCCAACCTTAAGTTACTAAAATGCCATTACCTCCTGGGTTCGAACTAGAAGAGGCACCGACTAGCTACGACGGCCTTCCGCCAGGGTTCGAGATAGAAGATGTAGCACCAGCGCCTAAAGCCTCTAGTAATGCTCAGTTACTGAACATGACTTTAGGCTCTCAGCTTGCCTTGCGTGTGCCTGAGACTATGCAAGACATGGGAGTTAGCTTCCAACCTGAGCAAGGTATCTCAGGCTATGACCAAGATGCCATTAATAGGATAAAGCGCAATGCCGTCATGCGTGAGGCTACTCAGCGCGTTTATGACCCACCGTCGATGGATGTAGCTAGGGGCTTACAGAAAGGCTTTATCGACGTAGCTGATGCCGCCAAGGACCCGGTGAACCTAGGTATCGGGGCCTTGACCTATGTCGCTCCGCCTATAGGTGTTGGGATACTAAGCGGCTTGGCGGCTAAGTCTATCGGTGAAGGTAGCGGAGCGTTATCGGTGCCCGGAGCACTTAGCGACTCAGAAGCTGTTCGTCAGATGATAGGTATGGGACTTATGACCGCAGGTGCTGCTGGTTCAGCTAAGTTCTTGCGTACGCCTCCGCCTCAAGCCTTGGCACCTAGTATTGAGCCAACAGTCACGGTCCCGCCAGTAGAGCCGGGGCAGCTTACCTATAGAGCACCAGAGCTTGGCGGTCGACCAGCCCCTCAGCTAGGTTTCGAAGCCCCTCGCCAATTGGCGGCACCTAGTCCTGAGCCGATTGACATTGAGTCGAGAGTTGAACCAGTCCCGCCTCAAGGTTTTGAGTTAGAGAAGCCTTCGGCTAAGGAGGTCGATCCGAATTGGCAAGTCACGGTTCAGGCCCCTCAAGCTCACGAATCCGGTAGGACTATACCTGGCTATGTGCAGATTGACGATGTATCCGGTGGTCAGAACCGATGGTCTAAAGGTCCAGAAACATTAAGAAACGAGGGCTACAATGTGCCCGACTTGTCAGAACTTCCTTCTGGCAAGTATACAATGAAAGAGGCTCAAGATGCCGTTTCAAAGCTACGCTCAAATCGCTTACCTGAAGCACAAGCACCCAGCGATATACAACCGGTGGGTGAAGAAGTACGGCCCAGTGCCGGAGAACAAAGTGCTCCACAAGAACCAGAGCAAAAAGAAGTCGCCAAGCCGGAAGTAGCTCCAGCACCTTCGGATGACTTCGTCTTACAAGCTTCGAAGCTTCTCAAGAGTCCCGAACGATTGAGGTACTCGGCGGATCGTAAAGGTGAGGTCGACGCTGGACAGTTGGTCAATCGGCTAATGAACCTTGTGCCGACGGATGAGCGTGCAATTCTGGAGCCATTGCGTGAGCAGTTCCCTGCTGGACAAAAGACCACGTTCGACGAGGTCGCCAAGGCGGTGCAAGCCTTGACACCTAGGGCCGAGGTTAGAGTCTTAAAGAGTGGTGGCAATAAAGGTGGACAAGAATTTGCAAACTTACAACATCAAGCTGAAACACGTGGATATGAAGTTCATCGAATGGGTAACGAGATGAGCTTAGCAAAACCGGGTGGAGATATCGTTCAGTTTAGTGAGTTGCCTAAAGCTGACCAAACTTTAGTTCAAAATTTAAACAACGCTCTAGCAGAGTCAACTAAGTTCAGTTCAGAAGGCTTTGACCCGGACATCTATCGCGGCGTGGCTCCCAAGGACGCGGACCAGACAGTAGTGATGGTCAAAGTTCCTACAGAAAAAAGTGTAACTGGTGAAAGTGCTGATGAGTATGGTATTTTACACCGTGGTAGCCACTTTGGACCTGAGGATAAAAACGTCCTAGGTTGGGCACGGATTCAGTATGAACAAGTCGGCGATAAGAAAGTGGCCCATATTATCGAGGTGCAGAGTGACTGGGCTAAAGAAGTTAAGAAGCTTGAGAAGGAACTAGGCAAGTATCCTGAAGGCCGTTACACAATTACTCCTAGTGGCCGACCTTTGCAAGCGGGTAAAGAGTTAGACCAGCTTGACCATCCGTTGCTTAACCAGCACGAGCGCCTAGTCCTTAAGGCTGCAATGGACCAAGCCCGTAAGGACGGCGCGGACGCTATAGCGATTAGTGATAGTCCTACAGCTATGATGACCGAAGGACATTACTCTCCAGAGTTAATCTTTACTAGAGACGAGTCCTTTACATTTGGTGACGATGCAGATGCCTTTATTCGAGAGTTAGAGGACGACGACATTCCTCACTTTGTAGAGCCAAACGGTCGAACGATTCATTATGGTGAGAAGCAAGTGCCTAAACAAAAGAAGGGCATGGAACTTCACTATGACAAGATTTTACCTAAGATTGCCGAGGAGCTAACAGGTAACAAAGGGGAAAAGGTCGACTTTGGCGAGCACCAGTTAGCCGAGCATCAGGTCGCTCCACAACAGCATGCTAAAGCCTTGATGTTTAACCTCGATAAGGCTAAAGAGGCACGTCAGAAGGCACCTTATTCGTTGTTCGGCAAGGATAAGCCCTTGAAGTTCTACTCAGGCCTACCAATTCCGACTATTTCTGACATCGTTGATGCAGTCAAGCACGTTGGTGAGGCCATAAAACCGTTGGCCGAGAGGCTTAATAATGACCTCAAGACCTTGGGTGAAATGCTCGCCAATAGGGAAACTATCAAGAGTGTCGGCCCCTTGTTCGACTCGATTGACAATGTGACACACGTCGTGGCCGACATGAACGAGAAGGCCTTAAGGTTAGTTAGCACTAAAATCTTCAAAGCTGGTCAAGAGGCAGACCTTGCTCGTAAGGCTGCAACCTTTGCACTGGAAGCTGGGAGTCAGTCAAAACTAACCGCCATGGCGACCAAGCTTCAAGGTAATAGGGAAGCAGCCCAAGCTATCGACTTTGCTCAGAAGAACTGGACGAAAGTCAATGCTTTAGCTAATGCCGCACGTCAGATTGACCAGCAAAACCAAGTCACCTCAGCAATAGCCGGTAGACCCTATGTTTCGTTAGAGGAGCAACTCAAGACCTTGTATAATACATCTGAACGTGGCCTATTCCTAAAGGGTCGAGAAGAGGACCCCGGTAGCCAAGCATTCGGCTCCTTGGCGGACGCTATTGCAGCAGGCCGTAAGCCCTTATCTCTTGACTTGGCAGCCTTGCTTAATAAGGTCACAACCGACATCCAGCGTGTAGCCAATACTAAGGTCATTGTCGAAGGCTTCAAGAAAGTGACTGATGACAAGGGCAACCCGATTATTACTGACCTCGTTAAGGGCAAGGCTCAGCTCGGCTACGTTAGGAATCCAGAGCTAAATGTCGGGGTCGTAGGCTCTCATTCCGACATCTTCAAGGCTATGACTGGTCACTCGGTCATCGAGGAGTCGCACCTCGGCCATGCGGCTCTTAAAGCAGTCGGTACGGTCAAGCACGGGACCTTCGCTTTTGATGTTTACCATGCCTCGAAAATGTTGTGGTTCCGAGGCTCACTTGGAGGCTTAGGTTTTAAGAAAGGCCTATCCTTACTGGAGTATAGCAAGGGTAATCTCCGTGAGGCGATTAATCAGGGCTTGGCACCTAAAGAGGCTGAGACCTACGCTAATACAGTCAATGATTTACCTCAAGGTAAGGTGACCAATCGAGGCCTAGCGACGATGTTTCTAAGGCGTGGCTTTAATGTCGGTCGCCATAGCGAGAACCTTTACAGCACCTTTGTGCGGACCTTTCCTATAGTGAAGCAGACCGCCGGAGCCTCGAACCGCTTTATATTTGATAAGTTAACGAGGGGCGCTATGATGGAGTCAGCCTTGATAGAGGCTCGCCGTATCGCCAAGCTGCATCCTACTTGGCCACTAGAGCAGGTGGTCGATAAGGTCACGACGGACCTGAACTTTAGGTTTGGCAATCCGGGACGCCAGGCGATTATCAAGAGTAAAGAGATGCAAGCTATTAGTCAGCTCTTGTTTAGCGCACCTAAATGGGTCGAGTCCATGGCACAGAGTGAGGCTAGGTCAGCCTTTCAGCTTGCACAGAGTGTTAATCCTAAGTCAGAGCACTTTCTTAAGCTTGGCTCGTTAGCTAAGTCGACCGGCGCGATTTTACTTTTCTCTGCCGTAGCTGCCCAGGTTCTTAATTATTTCACTACTGGCCATGGCGACCCACGCAAGGGTCATGGGACGTGGGGTAATCCTGAGGGCCATAAGTTGGACGCTTGGATTCCACCATTAAGTGAGGGAGGTAAAGGATTCTATGTTAGCCCTGCTAGCGTTGCCGCCGAGCTGACTCATGATATGATACGATATGGCCATAGCGGACTTAATACGGTGGAGTCTTTGGCACGTATCTTTAATAATAAGGCCTCGTCTCTGACTCAGGCTACTCGTATTCTTATCTATGGCACTGACTGGAAGGACCAAAAGATTAACGACCAGTGGGAACGAGTTAAGCAAGCGGCTGTTACGGCTGCTAATGCTATGCCGTTGCTTGTGAGGCAGGTCAAGGAATCAGTCAAGCAGAAGGATATTACGCTAGGTCAAAGGCAAGCTTTCTCCTTGTTAGGTATCAAGGCTGAACCTGAGTCGCCAACTGAGCAATTAAGCCGCCAAGTTCAAGGCAAGACACTAGACCAGAGATACGAGATGGAGAAGCAACGTCTTGTTAAGCGTGCACCTTATGACATTGACCAGAGTGAGGCTGCTGGCGAAGTGGCTCAGCGACATGAGGCTCAGCGACGTAAAGACCTGATTAGCCAGTTGCCAAGTGAGACTAGAGTTTGGCTGACTGGTCATGGCCTTACGCCGCCAGGGTTCGATGATAAGATTAACTATCAAAAGGTTAGACTACCGCTAACGCCAGAGGAGACCACTAAGTATCGGGATTATATTGCTAGTGAGTATAACACCGCAATACAGAGCCTTGCTAAAGACCTACGCTTTGACAAGGCGTCTGCTGAGGAGCAAAAGCTAGTGTTTAACTCTATTATGTTAAGGGCGAAAAAGGTGGCTTCGGCGAAGATGCTACAGGAGCTATACCAAGGTCCTGTAAAGAAATCACCTTAATGTCTAGGGCTCTACAAATCATCTGGCCAGTGTTGTTGACTCGTAGCTTTCGGTAAATTGATTCTCGGTGGTGGAACGTAGTGTGAATCGAGATCTTCAACCTAGCGGCTACTTCCTTGTTCGCTAGGCCCTTGGCTAGTAAAATGAGGACTTCCCTTTCTCGTTTTGTTAGGGTCATAACAGGTGTTTATTGTGGAGGTAAATTGCGTAGGCGAACGACATAGGAAATAACGCACGTTCCTGAGCGTCTCTGAGCTTAGTATGCACGATACTCCCCTTTACAGGCTGCACTGGTTTCTTACCCGGCATTACAAAGTTATCACTTGTCCATAGGCACGTCTTCTTAGTGTAGGCGTCGAGCGGCAAAGGCTTGTCGCCGTCAAGATAGCCAGCATATTCGTTAGGCTGCATGTAGTAATCTGGTTCCCGCCAATAGGTCGATAGCATCCCGACTGGGTTCTCGATAACGTATAGGCGGCCATACTTTTCACAAAGGAATCGGCACCTCTCGACTAGTGTTAAGGCTTCTATCAGCTTGGCGAGTCCCTTGCTCTTGAAGTGCTGTGCACCGGAGCTAGCGAGGTGAGTGCAAGGCGGAAAGGCGAAGATTCCGTAGCCTAAAGGCAAGTGCTCAGGTTCCCACTGTAAGATGTTAGCCCTAGTAAACATGATTGAGCCACCGCTCTCGAAGCGCTTTACAGTGTTATCATTAAGTAGATCTATGCACTCACACTCATAACCGCCAAGCATGGCCCAAGGTACAAGACTAGTTCCTGAGTGCTCGCAGAACGATATTAGCTTACGTTTAAATTTCATGGTCCCTCCTTGGTAATTCTGACTTCGCCAGCCCTTGCCATCTCGTCTAACTTTTCAGGTGTTATGTAGACCATCCTCGTTACGCCGTTCTCTTTCCAAGCCCGGACTAAAAGCTGCCGGGTGTCCTCTAAGTGCCTAGTGATAGTGTTATACTCCATAGGTGAAGTCTCGGTCTCCATAAGGCGCTTTAGTGCCCTTACCTCAATAAAGTTATTGTGCTTGGCGACGATCTCTAGTAGCTTCTGCTGAGGCAGTGCTAGTTCATTACGCCCGACGGCGACCGACAGCTTAGGTAAGTTCTCCTCGATGGACTCTAGGAAGGCAATGGCCGTATCTAAGAGGTCGATAGTGAAGACTAACTTCGGCTCAGGTTGGGCGATAGCCAACATCATGGCTACCTTTTGTGCAAGGACGTCCTTTGCCTCATAGAACCCGGCCATGACTGTGTCATCCGGCACAGGTAGGGCCTTGAACCATTCGTCAAAGAAGTCCCGAGTCGCTTGGTTCTCCCACTTAAAGGAGCCAGCGATAGTGCTGACCTTTTCTAGGTGCTTGGCACACCATTGCCGAGCTTCCGCAGCCTCGGGTGAGACGTAGGGGAACGTGATTCTAGGTGCTTGCTCGGTCTCATAGACATAGAGCATACGGCGACTAAACCCACCAGAGATGATTTTTAACTTTAGCTTGTCAATAATCCAGTCTGGCGTTTCACAAGCCAGGATGTTGATACAAGGATTAGTGATGTTCTGAAGGCCGTGCTTGATAGTACCAGCGTTGAAGAACTTGCGGTCATAGATGTCCGTTAAGAACTCTATCATTGCGCCGGGATTCACCGACATAAAGTTCTTAAGCTCGTTGATGAACAAGGCCATCGGTCGCCACTCGATTACCTCACCGTTTTCATCCGTGTAGCATCGACATAGCTCTGGGTCGGCGAGGCGCTCGACGAGCTTCTCACGTGAAATTACGCTAGGTGCTAGGGGGTAGGTTGGGAAGACCTCAGTAAAAAGGTCGCACGCAAGATCCTTGGCAGTGCCTTTGCGGATACCCTGGCGTCCGACTAGGCAGATATACATTGACGGATAGATCTTGTAGTACTGGTGATCTACAAAGATCTTGCGGCCTGAAGTCATGGCAAGGATACTGATCGCCGCCCACTGGTGGTGGCGCTTGGGTGCCATGTTGCCCGAATTGTAAAGGAGGTATTTCGATATGAAGTCTTCCATCAATAAGGATATTCATAACGTTAAGGTTAAGGCCCTCCAATGTCTTGCTCAGTAATTGAACAAGACTGCGGCTGAATTGGAGTTCATTTAAAGTTATCATTCGAACGTTCCGACTTGGCTGTCTTTGTCAAAGGCCCAATTATGGCCGTATTGACCACTGAAAGGGATTACGATTTTAAGACCCGCTATTTCAAGCGTGTTATTAAAGTAGGATTTAATCTTAGGTAATGCCCACTCAAGGTCCTCGATTTTGAACTGTCCAACAAGTGCATCGTGAACTTGATGGAGTGGCACGATTCTAAGCTTATTCCCCACCCTGTTCTCTGGGTCTTTCCATAAGTTGTAAGCTGCAAGATTCGTGGCATAGGTAGTGTTCTCCTGTGGTTCATTGGCTAAGGCTTCGCCTAGCACCTCGCTATAGCGCCCAAAGAAAATTCGTGTATGACCAGAGGCCGAAGTCAGCCTAGGTGGATAGGGCTGATTACTGAGCTTTCGCTTAGTGGCATCATGCCAGATGTTCGGCTTATAGCAGGCATAGACCGCGGACCTAAAGGTCGCCACGTCTGTCCGGCTCATCTTGATACGTCCTTCGCTCTGTTCAAGGATAAGGTTCGCAAGGCGGTCGACGCCCATCAAGTAGCAGATACCCCAGATACCGCACTTGCACATAAAGTAGTCGAAGTCCTCTTTCTTAATCTCTTTAAGTGCTATCTTTATCTCATCACGGCTAAGACCTCGAAGGCTATCGTTGCCGTGCCTTAACATGTAAGCAATGCGTTGGGCAGGTTTTATTTTCGCCTTCAGGTCAGCGAGCATAGTGCTCTCGCCGAGAGCTGCAAGATGTGCTCCCACTGTCCATCCGTCAGCTCCTGATAAGTCGCATTGAAAGAGGTAGTAACCCGGGTCCGCGGTAAATAAATCGCGCATACCTGAACGGAGGGGGTGCCCTTCTGGTCTGAGCGGATTCTCCGACGGTATCGTCTGTAGATTATAACCACTTCCGGTAGGGCTGGTATAGCAAGTAATCCGTCCAGTCTCCGTTCCGACAGTGTTATATCCACAGCGTACGCGTCCATCTTTATCTGGATGGATCGATAACATTTGTGCTCTAGTGCGGAGCATACCAATGGATATAGCAATGTCAACGGCCCCGCTTTTGTCGTGGTCTTTGACCTTGAGCAAGGCTTCGTAGTCTGAGGTAAGGGCTTTCGTTTTCGGGTCGATTTGCGCCGGTAAGTTGAGCGTTTCATATAGGAACTTTTTGAATTTGTCACTCTTAATGTTAAGGCTAAGGTCACAGTCTACAGCTAAGCGGCCCACTTCTTGCTTACTAAGAGGTCCTAGCCCTAGCAACGTCCGCATGTTAATATCATAGACCTCAGCATACTCCTTCTTAGGCTTAGTTCGGTCTCGCTTATAGCACATTAAGTCTTGAACTAGGCTAATAAGTTCGCCCTTTGTCTTGCCGCTTGGCAACCCGGTTCCTGCTATCTTGTCAAGGTCGACCTGAAGGTCGTAGATGTGCGCCATGACCTCTTTGTAGCGTTCCTTCGCCAAGCTCCAGTTGTATTGGATACCTTGCAGCTCCATGTAAAGGAATGGGTTAAGCAGGTCCATGTTAAAGCGGTAGTGCTGCAAGGCCTTGCCTCTCAGGAACTTGTCAAGGCGACCGCTAATCTCGTGCGTAACAGCCGAATCTTTACAGCAATAGGTCCAGAAAGTCTCGTGACTCTCGCTCTCGCGGTCCTCTTTGTAATAAGGCTCCATCGTGTAAACGCTACATTGAAAGCCTAGCGACTTTTCAAGCTCGCTGTAAAGCTCCCAATGCTTAAGCATAGTGTCTTCAACTACGCCTCTGACCGGCAAGTTATAGCTATACTGTAGCACGAACCGGTCATATAAAGAGTTCTGTAAGATCTTGCCGATACTTGGGTCGCTAAGCACGCTGGCTAAGGCTCGCCAGATTCTAGTCTCATCCTCGACTGACCAGACCGAACGGTTATCTCGATGTGCAAATGGCACGATAAAGCAGTAGTTATGATTAATCGCTACGGAGATGCACTTCATACCGAAGTGCTTATTGTCTAGGACTGCGACGTAACCTTCAATGTCGATAGCTATAATAGGTTTCTCTTCTTTGATTCGCTGTAGCTCACTCACTATCTGGTCAGGGGATAGGTCAATCCTTAGCACCCGGTCAGGCAGGACCAGTTCTGGAGTCAAGGCAGCGTTGGCGGCCTTCTTAAGGTCTAACATCAAGAGGGGCATCCATTCGAAGTTCCGAAGGCAAGCTGCGGGATGATACGTCGCTATGCACTTGACATTGGGTAACGGCGCATCGAGATGCGACATGAAGAAACTGCCTCGCCAACTAGAGATTGGGTTCGGGAAGTTGAACGTCAGGTCCTTACCAGATTTCTTAACACTGACGTCCGCACTTCGACCTTCCTTAAAGGCGTGTAAGGCTGCGGCTCCAAGGCAGACCACAACGTTAGGCCTAAAGGCCACGAGGTCCGCACTAAGCTTAGACAGTCCATCCTGAATCTCAGGGCCTAGCCACTTGAAAGTTGCTAACTTGTTGGCGAACGGTCTGTGCTGACAGACGTTGCCAACAAAACACATGTTACGTAGAATGCTTGCATGGCTTAGGTATTTGTCTAGCTCCCTACCACTGTAGCCTACAAAGGGCTTACCTTCGGCTACCTCGTCCGCGCCAGGCGCTTCACCTATTAGTGCAATACGATAGCTCTGCGGCGGGACTAAAGGATGCACATTAGGCACTGCTCTTATGTTGTCCAGAACGCAAGGTTCTGACTCGTCAAAGAAGTCCTCAAATAAGGTCTTAGGCATAGTTAAAAGTCTAGGGGAACGATTCCGTTTATAAAAGGATTAACTACTATCCTAATGCCTTTAAAGACTGGCACGTTGCTAAAGGTCGTCATGTAAGCCATTTGAGGCATGGCGAATAGTAAGCCATTTATATTTGGTCGCTAGACGCTTAGGCTGCTCCCAAGTCAAAAGTTGTTCTCTTTGTGGAATGTAATACCTTACCATATTAGGTTACGGTTCTCCATTTTAAGTGCGTTTAAGCTCTTTTTTATGTAGGCCTCTAGTCGTGGATCACTGATAGGCCGATTCGTCCAGAGGTAGTGAAGGTAGGTCGCTGGAACGTCCTGTAAAGGCACGTCCTTATGCTTACCAAAAGGCATAGGGTCGAGGTCGTCGTAAGGAACTGCTGCGCTGGTCGGCACTGAAGCTGCCGCTTGGCTGAGAGGGTCGTCGTTAGTCATGGCAGTTGTTCGATTAGAGTTGCATAGCATTCAGTACAGAGCGGAAAGATGGTTTTAAGCCCTAGGATATGTTTCATTACTAGTGCCTCTTCTCGCTTTGTTACCTGACCACACCTTATGCAATGAACCTCGTTTTTGATATCTACAAAAATCAGCTTCTTTTTCATATCGTTAATAGATACTCACTAAACTTCTCGATAATCGCTTCTTGAATGTCATGCGGTAAGTGGTCGAACTCAACCTCGCGGCTGAAGTTGGAGTCTGACGTATATCGTGTGATTCGGACAATGTTATAGTCTTTGAGTTTTACCTCATAGCATTGGTCGCCATAGAACACATTTAGAGTTTTAATCACTTAAAAGTATAGTTGGGGTTTACTGCGAGATAGACATGTCTCTTAATATTTTCTACTAGGGCGTTGTAATGCGCCTCTTGTTTCTCGACTGCAACAACACGTCGTTTCATTCTGAGCATCTGTATCGCCATCGAGCCTCGTCCAGCAAACGGCTCTAGGATTTCTTGTCCCTCAAGGCTGACCGCATTAGCTAATAGTCCTGTGACCTCGTAAGGCTTGGCGAATTTGTGACCAGTCTCGTTGACCGCTTGAGCATTGTCAGCCAAGAAGTCGCACCTTTGCACCTTGTTCACAAGGGTTGCCCCTGGCTTACGAGCGATTATGACCGGCTCATAATTCTTTGTAAAGTTATAACTTGCACACTGGTTCATGGCCTGAGGCTTGACCCACATAAAGGGCCAACGTTGGACCGCAAAGCCAGCATTGACAGCAATGTCATACATATATTGCCAGTTCATTATATCACAGAAAGTAATGACGAAGGCTGAGGGCTTAGTGCAGTGAAAAGCCGCTGGATAGAACGCCGCTATCAGGGCAAGGTTCTCCTTAACATCGTGCTCGTTCGCTACGGTGTCGAGGTCAGCCAGCCCGCCA